ACCCCCCGGTGCGGGTAATTCGCGCCCCGACAGTTCAGGCTATGCAGAAGAAAAATCAAAGGGTTAAACAAGTGAAGGTGCTAGAGGAATTCGAGTTGGGCGGCAGAAAGGTGTCCCGCATTGGCGGTGCGGACCTCTGCGCCCTGCTGGATATTTCACCCGCCGCCCTGACCGATCTGAAAAAGCGCGGCATTGCGGTGCATCTGGCCCATGACAGTTACGACCTCTGGGCGACGGTGCAGGCTTACATCGCGCATCTGCGCAGTGTGGCGGCCCGGTGGGGCAGTGAGGACCAGGCCGAGACGCTGACCGCCGCCCGTGCCCGGCTGGCCCGTGAGAAGGCCGACGAAGCCGCCCGGCGCAACGCTGTGGCGCGTGGCGAGCTTGTGCAGGCGGCAGACGTGGTGCGGGGGTGGTCGGATACCCTGCGAGCCGTTCGTGCCGGTCTGCTGGCCGTCCCATCGCGTCTGCGCGCCTCTTTGCCCCACCTGTCTGGGTCGGATGTTGCGCTGATCGACCGGGAAATTCGCACAACGCTGGAAGGGCTGGCCAATGGCGACGATTGAAACCATGCGGGCCGAGGCCCTGCGCGCCCTGCTTCCACCGCCCAGGCTGCGCCTGTCAGAGTGGATCGAGCGGGAGGTCTGCCTGCCCGAGGGCGTATCGGCGCAGCCCGGCCAGGTGCGGCTGTGGCCGTTTCAACGGGAAATCGCGGACGCCATAGGCGACCCGCTGATTGAACGGGTAACGCTGGTCAAGCCGGTGCGCGTGGGCTTCACCACGCTGCTGACCTCGGCCCTTGCCAGCTTCGTGGCGAATGACCCCGCGCCGATCCTGTTCCTGCTGCCCGCTGAGGCCGATTGCCGCGACTATGTGGTGAGCGATGTGGAGCCGATCTTTGGGGCCTCGCCTGTCGTCGCCTCGGTCCTGTCGGGCGATCTGGACGAGGCCGAGCGCAACACGCTTCTGTCGCGGCGCTTCCCCGGTGGTTCGCTCAAGGTCGTGGCCGCGAAATCGCCCCGGAACCTGCGGCGGCACAATGTCCGGCTGCTGTTCATCGACGAGGCTGACGGCATGGAAAAGACCCAGGAAGGTTCCCCGATCCTGCTGGCCGAGCGCCGGACCCTGTCATTTCCTGACCGCAAGATCATTCTCGGATCGACCCCGGTTCACGAAGAGACAAGCCACGTCCTGCGGGCCTATGCGCAATCCGACATGCGGGTGTTTGAGGTGCCGTGCCCCGAGTGCGGCACCTTCGCGGAAGTGACATGGGACGCGATCACCTGGGACGAGGGCGCGCCGGAATCGGCCCGCTGGCGCTGCCCGAGCTGCGCGGCCGAGGTGGCCGAGCGGCACAAACACGCCATGGTCGCGCAGGGCCATTGGCGCGCCCTGCGGCCCGAGGTGACCGGGCACGCGGGCTTCCGGCTGAATGCCCTGATCTCGCTGCACGAAAATGCCGCATGGTCAAAGCTAGTGAAGGAATTCCTTGCGGTGAAGGATGACCCGACCACGCTGCAAACCTTCGTCAACACCATCTTGGGGCAGGGGTGGCGGGCTGACGGCGAAGAGCTGGACGAAGGCGGCATGGCCGCGCGCGCCGAGGGCTTCGGGCTGGAACTGGTGCCGCCCGAAGTGCTGGCCCTGACCGTGGGCGCGGATGTGCAGCATGATCGGATCGAGCTGACCTATTGCGGCTGGACGGAATCGGGCTGCATGCTGATCCTCGGGCACCGGGTGATCTGGGGCGCCTTCGATGCGGAAGAGACGTGGGCCGAGCTGGATGCGATGCTGACCGAACGCTTCCCGCATGCCTTGGGCGGCAAGATCGGCATCGATGCCACGGCGATCGACGCGGGCGACGGCACGTCCATGCACCGCGTGACCGCCTTCTGCACCCCGCGCACCCGGCGCAAGGTCATGGCGATCAAGGGCGCGCCCGGCAACCGGCCGGTGATCGAGCGGGCAGGGTCCAAGACGAAGACCGGCGCGCGGCTGTGGATTGTCGGGGTGGACACGGTGAAGGCGCAGCTCTTCGCCCGCTTCCCGCGCCCCGGCATGATGCGGTTTTCCGAAAGCCTGCCCGCCGTCTGGTATGAACAGGCGGCGAGCGAAAGGGCGGTGGTGCGCTATGCCCGAGGCCAGCCGGTGCGCAGCTTCATCCGCATTCCGGGGCGTCGAGCCGAGGCGCTGGATTGCACCGTATACGCCTTCGCTGCGCGCCAGGTGGTGAACATCAACCCCGAGGCTCGCCGCGACGAGCTGGCGCAGATCGAAGCGCAGCCGGTGGTCAATCGGCCGGTGCTGGCGTCGAGCTGGATGATGCGTCGTGGAGTGCCATGATCGCAAAATATAGCATATCGCCTAGACGCCTAAAGAACGCATCGGGTATAAGAAAAAGCGCAGCCGACTCGAACTCGGCTGCGCTTAAACACAGCAACCGTTGACCGGCTGCGATTTGTGAATTCACAAGGTGCTTTTTGCACTTTGCGGGCCGCAAGTCAAGGCCAGCAAAGAAAGGAACTACGATCATGGCGAGTTATGCCATTTCGTTCCGCATCGCTGAAGTCGGCAACGCCGACGAGCGGCGTGCATCAGTTGTGAAGGTAGTTGAGGCACTTTCGACGTGCGTGACTTGGGATGAAACCACATCCTTCATCCTGATCCAGACCGCCCGGACGGCCGCCGAGATCTCTCTCGAAGTCTACCTGCGCTCTGGATTCAACAAGGATGTGGACAAACTCCTCGTTATCCGCGTCGATGGTGACGAGTATGCTACCTACGGAAAGATAGACTTTCCTGCCACCCTTGCCGGGTTCTTCCGTGAGCAAGGCGCAGTTGCGGCAAATGCACTTGCTGCGCTCATACCCAAGCGGCGCTGACCCTTTTTGCCGCGATATTTGCCGGGGCTTAGGCCCCGGCATTTTTCTTTAGCCTCACACCAATGCCCCCTCCATTCTCGGGGATAAACTCTGCCCCTGCGGACTCGAGGGCGGCTTGAATCGCATCAAGAGTCCGAGGTTTGAGGGGCTCGCCTTTCTCGAAGCGGGTAATGGTGTTTGTGGAAACCCCCGCTGCTGAAGCCAATTCGCGGACCCCTAAAGACAAGCCAGATCGAGCCATTCGGCACTGTGCAGGCGTCATAATCGCTTCACCGTGTTCATTTCGCTTTACAGTAGCGAATTTTTGGCTACTGTTGACACACTGTAGCGAAATCGCAACCGCGCATCAACGGAGCCCAGAATGCCGAACCCTGTTCCGGCAGCCGATCCCGGCTTGCCTTCCGCCCGCCTGTTCGAAATCCGCGACTGCCTGACCCTCGCCCTTGATGCGACGGAATGCAGCGCGGGCTATCCGCAACACCTTCGCGAGGCCCGCAGCTACATGCGCGCCGCCCTGCGCCAGGCTGACAAGCTGATCGGTGCCGCTCAATGACTTCGGAACAGATCTCTCACTTTCTTGATGCCCTGGACGAGCTGCATGACGGCATCTGCCTGGTCGATCTGATCGGCATGACGACGCGCCACCCGACTTGCAGTGATCACCGCGCCCTCGCGGCCGGTGTCCGCGTTGCGCTGGATCGGCTGCAAGCTGCGCAGCGCATTTTCAAACTGGTGCAGGACAAAGGGACAAGCGCACGATGACGCCGCCAAAGAAAGACCTCTACCCGCTTCTGGGCGCACATGGCGCACCGACCAAAATCGACGAACTGGTGATCTACTGCCAGCGCCTGCAAGGGTTGGTCGAAGTCGCGTTCGACATGCTGGAAGGCGCGGAACTGACCCCCCAGACGAGGAACGTCCTGCGCCTTCTGGGCCTGACCTGCGACCTGATAGAACCGATGATCGACCACTTGGACGCATTGCCAAGGGGGACCACATGAGGACGTGCTTCATGGTCAAAGTTGTTGCCCCGCTGGCGTTCCGTCTCGGTCTCAATCTCAACCGCGTATTCGTTCCCAAACTTGCCCGCGAGCGTGGCGAGCCTTGGACGGCCCGCGCCCTCAGGGCCAAGGCTTGCGAGCGTGACCGCGACGCCCTGCCGAGGGTCATTAATTGAGAAGTGCAATTCCTGAAGTTGACAGACGGCTCGTCTGGTGGCAACTTCGAGAATGAAATTTCTCGAATGAGGTTGCCATGAACCACAACACCGCGCGCCAAGAGGTTCTTGGCCTGATCACCGGACGCAGCG